ATAGGTAACAACACCACTATATGAAGTCATTGGTTTGACGATAACTAAGTCTTCAGCGATTAAGCTTGGGAAGACAACGTTAGTAATTGATAAACAGAATTTTTTATAATCGCCCATATCAGCTCTTTGAGTACCGACGCTGTTTTCGAAGGCTTCAGTTAACATTCTGTTTACGTTGTTTAATAATACAGCAGTTGTAACTTTATTATTGTAGCTCATAGCTCTACCTTCGTGAGTATTACTATAAACTTTTTCAGCAACTGCTAATTTTTTAGCATAAGCTTCTAATAATTTCATTTTTTCTCTCCTAATTAATTTGTGTTTGTGTCAAAGAACTATAGCTTCAAGAAACTCTAGTCCCTTGAGCATATTATAAATTTTACTATGTTATTTTTACTTTTTATAGTAGGTAAAACTACTTGTTTAAACCTGCGAGATCTAAGAGGTAATCATCTACTGTATCATCGTATTGACTTGATATTGATCTGAGTGGATCTTTACTCTTATCTTCTCTAACTCTCATCTTTACACTTCCAGGTTTATTAAGTGCAAATGGTAATTTACTAATATTTAATGAATAATCTTGTAAACTTTCACAAATCTTATCTACATCATCGAGAGTATAAGATTCATTAAGTCTATTTTTAATTTCATTAGTAGTAATACCTAACGATACGGCTTTAGATTCAATATATCTATCAGCTACGCTATGAGCTAATTTCTTATATTTCTCTGTAAGCTTTTTACTTGAATCTAATTTAGAAGTTAATTCTTCTATTCTAGCTTTAGATTCTTGAGTTACTTTATCAAGATTTTCTGTTAATTCTTGAACTTTAGCATTTGAGCTTTTTTGTAACTCTAATTCTTTACTTTGTTGATTAAATTTTGCTTCTAATGTAGCATAATTTTCTTGCAACGAAGTATACTTTTTGTCGAGACCATTTAATTTAACTGCAGCTTTACCAGCATTTGCAGCTATAGACTTAAATGTGTTTACATCTTCAGTTAATTTCGAAACTTTAGCATCACTAACTGCTTTTGATTTTTGAAGATTTTCTAAGTCTTCTTTTAATCTCTTGTTCTCTTTTAAAATATCTTGAAGTTGTTCAATGATTTCTTCAACTCCGGAATCTCCGGCTTCTTCAGTTTCTGGTTGAACTTCTTCTTTATCTGCACAGCTTTCGCTGAAACATTCTTCTGGGAATTCTTCCTTAAATAATTCGATAAATTTCTCTTTAACATCTTCATAGGATGTTTCTTCAGGTAATTCTTCTAAAGATTCGGAGAATTTATCATATAATTTGGCAATCTTACAATCAAGATCACAAACTTCAGGTTCTTTTTCTTCTTCTGGTTCTTCTAATTCAACTTCTTCTACAGATGATTCTTCTTCTAAGTCTTCTTTAATCAACTCGCATGTCCAACCATCTTTTTCCCATTCAATTGGTTTATCTGAAATTTCATCGTTTTCGACTTTATTCCAAATATCTGTATCAATAACAATATGTTCGTTATCTCCTTCTTTATTTGGAAGTCTGAATTCAGTATCTTCAGGTCCTTTAATTTTTAATTTAAGGCTTTCTCTTAAACCTAAACTCTTTAATCTTGCTGGAATAACTTCTGATCTATTACATTCATCGCAACAAACACCATCTTTAACTGGTTGAGCGTTATTTCCCCAACCTTCAAATTCTTTACCACAAATGCAACAAACTTTTTTATTTTCTTCTTTTTCTTCATTTAACTTAATATTTAAATGATCTAAAGTTTCTTCAATGACTTTTTTCTCAGAATCTGTTGATGTATCTAAAGATTCTTTTAATAATTTTTTATAATCAACTTTTTTAGTATCTAAACTTTCTGTGACTAAATTCATTCTAGCTGATTCAACAGCTGGTAATAATACTACATCGAAACAAGTGAATTCGTAAGTATCAGGTTCAACTTCTTCACCCTCATAACTTTCTACAACATCACCAGTTCCTCTGGAACTTACTCCAAGTTTAAATCCTGCTTTTGCTAAAGTATAAACAATTTTACCACATGGTGTATTAAGAATATTAAATTTACCATAATATTGGCCATTTTTCTTTACTGGAGGTTCTGGCATGATAATTGCTACCTTTTCAGTGCAAATATCATCTCTATCTGCTGGGTGATCTAATTCACCAACAATACCACCATTTTTAAATTGTTCTTGAACAAGAGGATTTTTAAATACCTTTTCCCAAAGTTCTTCTGAATAATGTCTTCCGTTTCTTGTAGGATTTATAAAATCAGCTACAGGACCTTCTAAGACACCGAGAATTGAACCACCCTTGTCATCGAATTTAACTTTGTCATTTAATACTAATTCTTCTTTTTTTACATTAGTCATTGAATACACCTCACTTAAGTACTAAAAAATACGCACTTATAGTTTACTTCATTTAATTTAGCTATTAATAATCTTAAAAATGTAAAATACTATAAATTTAGCTATTTGATAGCTTCAAATAATTTAATATCAGCTTTAATTAATGATAATAAGGTATAGCAAGAAGATATATCGTAAGTTTTGTAATAATTATTTAAAACTCTTGTTACTTCTTCTGCTCTAGCTGATTTAAAGAAAAATTCTTTATCTTTTAATTTTTTACTAAATAATAACACTTGTAAATTATAGGCTGATAAGGTGGTTAAGATTTCATCTACATCACTTATCTCTTTTACAATATTGATATATAAATTAGATTTTTTATGGTTATAATTTGATCTTAATTTTTCATAGAATTGTGCTACATCAATATTTCTTCTGTCATTTATAAATTTAATAATATCAAGAGGTATTGAACTTGTTTTATATAAACTAGCTATTTGCTTACTTACATCTTCACCTTCATCTTGTAGTTCAGTTAATAACATTAATAAATCAGTTTTTTGAATCATATATTATCTCCTATAGTTTATAAATTAATTGTTCCATCTACACCTAAATCAGCGAAACTTGGTAAAGTTTCAGACTCTGCTGCAGTTTCAGGTGCTGCTGTAGTTTCAGCTGTTGTAGGTTCTTCTGTTCCTTCAAATTCAGATGTCTCTGAAGTTTCTTCAAAACCTTCTTCAGCACCTTCTTCTGGTCTTGATGAAAGTGAGAGTTCTTCAGAGCCTTCAGATCCACCACCAAATGTTTCATCTCCATAGAAATCTTCATCAGTTGTTTCTTCTGATTTGGCTGCATTTCCATTTGCTTCAGCTTCTAATTTATCAATTTCATCTTGAAGAACATTAATAACATCTTGTTCAGATAAACATTCACTTAATAAAGATTTAAGAATTTTTAATCTTGCAGCTGGTGATTGAATATCATTTAATGTGTTCATAATATCGCTGATATTTCTTAAAGTTGAACTCAATTCATTCTTTCTATCAACTTCTTCTTGAGTTATTGGTGCTTGCATTTTGATATGGAAATTGTTAATGTATTGTTTATTTCCTGTATCTATTAATATTAAATTAATATAATCAGTTATCATTTGGCATAAACAAGTTTGAATTCTTTTAACTGTTTTTCCATATCTTGAAGAATATTGTGCTAAAGATTGTCCACCACTAAAACCAGCGGAATCATCTGTCCAACCAAAATATTGTTTTGGAATTTTTAAACCACCAAATAACTTATTATTAAACCAATCTAAATCAGTTAATTGTTTTGGATCTACATCTCCACCAATTTGATTTATACTTAAAGCACCTTTTCCATTTCTAGTAGGTAAAATTATACTATTTTCAATTGGACCTGGATTAGTATATTCTGACATTCTGTTTCCAGTATCAATAGCTGATTTTTGTTCAATAAGTGATTTAATTCTTGTTGTTACATTCATTACTTGGTTAGCAGGCATATCTCCTACTTCAACTTGAATAGCTCTAACAAAACTTGATTTAGTTAATCTATTTAAAAGAATACTGTTTTCAAGTAAGGATAATTGTCTCCAAACCTTAAATAAATCATTTAAGATACCAGCACCTCTTTTTACTTGGAAAGTTTCTGCATTAACATTTTCTTTATAATCTTTATCATTTAAAAATATATCTAACTCTTCTTCTGATCTAGAAGTTGAAGTTTCAAGACATGCATGAACAAAATCTGTTGGACTATATACTTCAACATCTTTTCTACTCATTCTATATTTAGTATAATAAGATACTTCATTATTATTTGAGAAATCTTTTTGAACATTAACTCCAGCTTTAACATAACCGATAGTTTTTCCAAATTTAGTTAATTCAAACATTTCATTAGGATTTTTAATCATTTCAAGAGTATGAGCATAATGGTCATTTTTTTGTGATACCATTAAATTAACGTCTTCTTGTAATCTATCTTTAACTTTAATTTCACTGTTAAAAATTTTACTATTCTTAAAATCACTTTCTCTTAATAGTCTTAAATAAACATCACCATACTTAACTAGATTATAAGCCCAAGAAAAAGCTTGTTTATCAACATCAGCTTTCTTTAGAAGATAATCTACATATCTAGCACAAGCAGCATCATCAGACTCTACCCAGAAAATTTCTCCTTTGGCATTTGGTTGTGTAACATCTTCTGCATATGTCTCAATAGCGGCAGCAATAGTTGAATCCATTGCCATGGTATCGATAAGTTCATAAGAACTTTCTCTTGTTTGTGCTACAGTTGAAAAAGATTCAAATGTTCCAGTATTTAAGTTACCTTCTGAAGCAGCGGTCATTATAGCAGCTTCTAGCGAACTATCGACATCAATACTGGTTTTTGGTGGTTCCATAGGTTCTACTTTTACTTTTTTTCCTGTTATAGTCTCATCAGTCATACTAATATCTCCTTATATTTCTCTTATGATTATATAATCATAATCTTTAAATTTATCTGACTCCTCATTTAATTTAGTCAATATTTCTTCCTTATTTTTAAATTTTTCAAATATTATAGATTTACTTATTTCTCCATAATAATAACCTGCTTCTAATACTACCATATTAACATATTATCAACAACATACATTTCATTTTGTTGTGTTTCTCCTTTTTTACTTTCAAGCTTATCTTTTAATGGGTCCATATTTTTTAATTCATTTTCCAAATCTATTACTAATTGCTTTTGACTATTACCTAATGAAGTATCTTTATTAGAATCAAATAGCATATCATAACTTTCGCCATAATTATAAGCATATTCTTCTGCATACTTACTTGCAGTAAACATTGATCCACAAAATGCGTCACATGCGTCTTTTCTAAAACCTTCAGGGTGGTCTACTTTACCTGTATTAATATTTCTTTCTAGATTAATAATTTCTTCAATAAGTGTTTTAGATTCATACATATCTACTCTTTGTTCATAAATTACGTTTTTAAAGAATTGATATGGAAGACATATATGAGAATTTGGTTCAACTCTATCTACGGACAATAATGAACATTTAAATCCTTCAGCTTCTAATTGCTGTCTTAAATCATATGATTGAAATTGGTCAGTAGATACTTCTTTAACATTAAATCCAACTTCTCTTAACCATCTGATAAAATTTCTATTTTTCTCAAAACTAACTTGTCTTCCTTTAGGTGCTTTAACACTTACATTAAATGCTAATTCAAAAAATAAATCATTGGCTTGTTTATTTGGATCTTTAGAAGGTTTTTTTCCTTTAATCCAAACTCCTGCAATACCGGTCATATCTCCTGCAATAGACATATCTAAATGAACACATAAAGGCTTTAACATCATATCCTTATTGACTTTAGATAGATCAAAGAAATCTTTATATTGAAGTAAATCATCTTTAGCGTTTCCAACTTCTATGATATCTTTAACGAATGGATTTTGTCTATTAGTATTTATGCAATCATTAACAGCAGCACCACTAATATATTTACTTAATTCAGTACTTGATATACCAGCAAAATCACATAAAGCTCTATCCATATCATCTAAAAAATCTGCTTTTAAATCAATTGGAGGGTGAATAATTCTGGTGTAGCCTTTTTGAATATATTCATTCTCTAACTCATCAGGAATTATTTGAGAAACCATAAATTTATTTCCTACAGCTACAGAAAATGTTTTATCACTATATGTTCCTTTTGGTTTTACTTTCCACACAGGTTCATCAACAACAATAACATTATCACCTTCTGATTTAATTTTTGTTTTTGTATGTTCTTCCAAAAATGATTTTTCAGATCTTTTTGACGAAGCAAGACAAAGTAAAGAATAATTTATTCCATTATAAATAAATCTTGTTTTCATACCACCGATAGCAGTATCTATCATATCAATAGCTTTAGCTTTTTGTTTATCAATATCTTGATTTCGCATAAATGAAATTTCATCAAAGAATGCAAATTTTACAGGTAAACCGATTAAATCATCTGATTGTGATCCTATTTTTATATCTATATTATATTTGTCGTTTGGTTGCCATAATTTAGTTGTTCTTCCACTAAGATAACCTCTTTGCATAAACCAAGGAGATTGCTTAACAGTGTTTTGAAATTTATCAATAGCAATTTCTTCAGCTAAGGCTAACTTAATATTCATTAAAGCATAAACTATTTTATCTGTTTGTTTAAGATGAAAATAATCTAATGGATTTTTTAAGCACATTGTTCTATATAAGTCATAACAAAGAATAGCATTAACACATATTTCTGACTTACCTAATCCTCTAGCACCTGAAGCTATAAAATTATTAACTGAAGTATGTATATTATCAGGAAATAATTGTTTAAGTTTTTCTAACCAGAAAGGATATAATTTTAAATTTCCAGAAGCATCTTTCCAAGCTTTACCAATATAATTATCATCTGTTATAAAAGTTTCTATATCAACAGGTATTTCAGCATAATCTTCGTAAACTAAAGATTGATAAGTATTTGATAAACCTTTATCTTTATACTCATTAAGTATTTTTAAAGCTACTTGCTTTTCTTCTTCTGATAAATTATTTAATAAATTTGTGTCAATATTTTTATCCAAGTTATTAC